GGCGTGTCTTGCGGCCTTCGTTCTCGGCGCGCACCCCAAGGTCTTCGATGAATACGGTCACCGGGTCGAGCTTGTACGGCTCACCCATCAGGTCGCTGATCAGGAGCTTGGTCACCTGGGTGGTTTCGATTTTCATGCGCTGACAGCCTCCTGTGACACGTTGATGGCGAACACCTCGACAGGCTGGTCGCCGAAATGCGGATGGGTGATGGTGGTCAGGCGGTACCCGCGCCAGGGCAGTGCCAGGCGCCGGTCGGCGTCGTCGCGCTTCGGATAGCCGCGGGTCAGCTCGATACGGTCGTAGGTGCGGCCTACCAGGCGCTTGCGCCAGTAGTCGTTGGCCAGCCTGAACTCTTCGGGCTTGGTGCCGGCTTTGATCTGGTCGAAGTACTCGCCTTTCATTGGCAGGTGCAGGGTGCTCATTCGCCACCAGCCTTGCCGTGCTCCGGGCAGTCGTGGGGATGGCCGCATTCCTCGCACTGGTCGCAGTGCTCGCAGAGCGGGTATTCACCGTCGTACTCGGCAAGGTTGCAGTTGGCGCAGCGTGAATCGCCCTCGATGCTCCAGCCCATTTCACGCAGCAGCTTGTCGTCACCGATAACGCGGGGGCTGTTGATCCCATATTTCTCAGCGAGGCTGTCGTGCTCGGGCTGGTGCTTCACCGACATGTCGAAATACTCGCCGTCGCAGACGGCCTTGATCTCTGATCCGTCGCGCCACAGCAGGGGCTTTGCCTCTTTGTGGCTATACGCAAAGCACGCCTCGACATAGGGGTATTCGTCCGGGTACCGATGGCCGGCGAAGTAGCAGCGCAGTTTCTTGGTCATGGCCGCTTGCTCCCGGTCAGAACATCGCTGACGATTTCCCACAGTTGCGCCGGCGACCACTGGTAGCGATCGAAGTCGCCATCAGGGTCGATGCCGATAAGGCAGGTGGAGTGCGCGCCTTGCTGGCCTTCGAAGGTCTTGGTCATGACGGTGGCCACCTTGCCGTCGCCGCCAGGCTCGGTTCTATGGAAGTCATACGCGCGCATGTTGTAGGTGCAGCCGGGGTGGCAGGAACTGCGCCACTTCTCGATCATCCGAGCTTCCCCGTCCGGAACCCATGGACGCCCACCGCGCGCAGTGCGCGGTCCTTCGTGCAGGTAAAGGACGTGGGTCGGGTCGCCTAGCTTGGTGGCGTCGAACTCGATATTGATCTGCTCGCCGACGAGCACACGGGATGAGAACGAGAAACGATGGTTGTGGATGGCCGAGTGCTCGAAGCAGTGGCGTCGGGGCAGTTCAGGGTGCCAGACGTGCAGGCGCTGGTCGGCCGGTAGCTGAACCTGCACAAAGCCGAGCCCGTGCAGGGTGATTTTGTCGGTCATTACGTCGTCGACGATCATGGCTGCTGCTCCTGCTGTGCTAGCGCAATGCCCGGGCGCATGGCGTTGGTGTCGCCGACCATGGCGCGGAACCAGTTGAGCAACATCGCGCCGGAGCTGATGGTGTGGTGTTTGGCCTTCTGTTCGTCGCCTGCTATCTGAGCGGTCATGGCTTTCTGGCCCAGATAGCCGAGCAGCCAGAACCAGTCGGCCGGCTGTTTGCCCGCGTCGTGGTCGGTCCCCCAGCGCTGGATCTGGTGAGCGGCTTCCAGGCGAACGGCATCAAACCATTCGTCGGTGTGCGGGGTGTTGATCAGCGCATCGAGGATTCGGCGATGCTGGGCGACGGTCATTAGGCTGTGCGCCTCAAGGCTCGGATTCCCCTCGTAAATATGCGTGCGCCGGAAAATGTACCCGTGGTCTACGTGGAAGAATCTGTAACCAACCACCTCCACCTCTTCCACAGCCGATCCAGCAGCCGGCAGGGAGGGGGCTTGCGCGTACAGAAGCGTCCCTGGCTCCATGTACTGCAGCCCCTTGTTCAGCCACTTAATCGAATTCGCAGGGTCATAGCCGGCGTATTCGATCACGGCCACCGGTTGAGCGGACGGCATTGATGGTTCGCCGAATCGAGTTTCGCCCTGCGCCTCAAGCGTCAGATGGTCGATGATCTGTTCTTGACGCCGAGCCTTCTGCTCAGCTTCCAGCGCGCGACGCTTCCAGATGGCCAGATCCTCGCGTGCTCCAACGTAGGCTTCGGCCATGTCAGGCTGCTCAGCCTCGACGCCTGCGGCAACTGACAAGGAATCCTTGACGGTTGATGCGGCGGCCTGTGCAAGGAAGTGCGCGGCCTCACGCAACGCCGGCAGTGCGGCGGCGGTCTTGCCGTCCTCGGCGTCCTCGATGGCGTTGGACAGGTGGCGCCTGGCTTGCTCCAGTGCATCAGGCGCAATGGCGGCAGTAGTAACCTGCTGGTTTACAACTGCAGGTGCTGCGGCTTCGGCGTTCTTCTTGTCGAGCGCCTCGCGCAGGCTGGCCACTTGCTCGGTCAGCTCTTCCGCCAGAATTTCGAAATGCTCGAACGGAGAGTACGGCGAGGGGATCACGTTCACGGTGATGGGTACTTCGGGAAACTGTTGCTTGCACAGGGCGATCAGTTCGGAAGCCTGGCGCTCGGCTTCCTCCTTCGAGATCATTGGGTGCACTTCGTTGGGGCCTACGCTGTGCATCGCCCACAGTTCTGGCTGAGGCTCGGCCAGCAGCTCTTTCACGAATGCGACCAGGCGATCTTTCTCGACGCGCTCCAGCTGATCGCCGAACTCGACAACGTCGAGCAGCTTGGTCACGGCCTGGCGAGTGATTTCGATGATCGGCTCGCACGGCTCTGGCGTCATGCCGAGCATCATCGCGGAATGGATTGGGTCGATGGGTTCCATTGCTTCGTTCATGGCTCACCTCACAGGTGTGGGATAATCGTTGTCTGGCCTGGCCGGCGGCATCGGGCAGGGAAGTCCGGCCAGGTTGGTTTCAGGTTTTGGGCTGATACAGCGCAGGCAGGTGCACACACCGACCCGAAGGCCAGTGGTGCGGCAGTAGATAGGGGCGTTCATGCGCTCACCTGCTGAACCTGATTCCAGGCACCGACCAGATCGAATATGCGGTAGGCCTGTTCTTCGGTCAGGGATACCTGGGCAGGAATGGCGATCCAGCCAGAGCCGATCAGGTCACGCGGGTTGCAGGTGGCGCGCTGGTCGAGCACGCAGGTTTCGATCACGTCCGTCAGGTGTGCGGCCAGATAGTTGCCATCGGGCATGGCCTCGATGCTCTTCATGTACCGATTGCCAGACCAATCCACGCACAGGCCGGCAACGTAGATCGTCCAGCGATGCGGGATATCGCAGAGGGCATTGGCCACCTGGCGCCCGGGCGGAATGCGTTTGGCCAACTTCCAGTTGACCATGCCCTGCCAGCCGCTCGGGCTGATGCTCACCACTGCAACGTGGTTGCTGCTCAGGATGGCCCGGCAGGATCGCTCCAGCCGGGCGCGCTGGTTGTTGGGCTTGCGGCGGCTCATTGGGCACGCTCCAGCTCGCGCTGAATGCGCCGGCCGATCCAGCGAACAACCGGTACCGCCTTGCTGTTGCCGATCGCTTTGTAACGCGGGCCGTCCGGGCATTCCTCGGCAGGTTTTCCGCGCCAGGGGATCAGGGTGTAGTCGTCAGGGAAGCCCTGCAGGCTCTCGCACTCGCGCGGAGTCAAGCGGCGCACGCCAGCGGCAGCGACTAGCATGTCTGCCTCTGTCACAGGGTTGCTGTTGTTCCGCGGATTGCCGGCGCGCAGGGTCGGAGCCACTACGGCAACCTGGCCACCAGCATTGGCGTGACTTTCGCCGTGGCCCATGGCACGCAGGGTTGGCGATAGTTCGCTGGTCGCGTCGTTGCCGTAGTCCTTGCAGCTGAAGGCGATGCATGGAGTGCCTTGGCCGGCCTTGCCACCGCCAGTGGACAGCGCTCCGACTATCTGACCGTCACCATTCTCTAAGCGAACCTCTGCGCGGCTGTTTTCTGCGAAGGCCAGGACTGCGTTTTCCTGGCCATGGTTTCGGCCAAGAGCATGGGCAATATGTTCATCGACGCATGGATCTTGCGTGCCGTGCACTACCAGCAGGCCGCTTTCCGCATCCTGCTGGGTGGCGCTGCCGGCGGCTTTGCCGTTGGCTTGCAGGGTGCCCGAGACGATAAACGCCTCGCTCTCGAAGTCCATCCTGCCGCTGCCGCTGCCGCATGCGTTGCGGGCTGGCGCTATGTCGATTGGGCCGCTGGTGTTGTTGCCACCAAAGGCTACCGGGATAAACGTCTCCGAGTCTTCGCGGTGGCTGCACTGCGCTTGAGCCCTGAGCGAAACTGCGGTCAGCGGGATATCGTCGGTGCTGTATCCGCCGTTTCGGCGAGCGCCGCCAGCAATTGTGCCGGTAGGGTTTTCCCCCTCGCCTCGGCGCGGCGGATGATCCCGGCGCATGCCTTCGGACTCAAAAAGTACCGCTGCGGGATCGAAACCTGCTCGAGCACTTGCGACAACGAACACACGGCGGCGTCGTTGGGCCAGGCCGAAATATTGGGCATCCAGCACCCGCCATGCGGCTGCTCGGCGGGGGCCATACACACAACCAGCGTCCGTCCATTTTCCCCCTGACGGCTGGAGCGCATCGGATTCGCCCACCAGGGCGCCGAGGAAGCAGCCGAACGCATTGCCTTTGTCGGAGAGCACACCGGGGACGTTTTCCCAGACGATGACGCACTCGTCGCCTGCTGGTCGAACATGGTCAACTGCATCTGCAAGCTCCACATATTTGATGGTGAGTTGGCCGCGCGGGTCGTCGAGGCCGGCGCGCATGCCGGCGACAGAGAACGCCTGGCAGGGCGTGCCGCCCACCAGCACATCCGGCGCGGTGATGGTGCCGGCCAGTACCTGGCGGGCTAGCTTGGTCATGTCGCCCAGGTTGGAAACCTCGGGCCAGCGGTACGCGAGCACCGCAGACGGGAACGGCTCGATCTCTGCGAACCATTCCGCCCGCCAGCCCAGCGGATGCCAGGCGACGCTGGCAGCCTCGATGCCGCTGCAGATTGAGCCGTAGGTGATCACTCCGCACCTTCCTGCTGCTCGGCATCGAGCAGGGCGAAGAGGTCGGGCATGGCCATGTCTTCCTCGGCGCCTTTGCAGTAGCCGGCGCCGTCGAGGAAATAGCGTGGGTTCAGCTCGGAGGCGATCGCTTTGCGTTTCAGCTTCAGTGCGCGGACGGGCACCGTCATGATTCCGCCGAAGGGGTCGTAGATGGTTTCGCCTTCCATCGAGTACTGGACGATGGCGCGATCGACAATGTCGAACTGCAGGGGGCAGAGGTGCATTTCCTGGCCCTTGCTGTACTGCTCGGCGTTCAGCGTGCGCATGCGTGCAACGTCGGTCCAAACATCCGGGTGCCAGGACTGCGGCGGCAGCAGCATGAAGCCGGTGGGCAGCTTGCCGGTGACTTCCAGCGATTCGCCGATGGTGACGTGGTGCTCGAAGTCGTAGACGGTGGACAGGCTGTAGTCGCGATAGAGCTTGAACATCACGTCATGCGGGATGCCTTCGAAGTCCGCTTCGGTCAGCGGGCGATTGCCGTTGCTGCGGGTAAAGCCGTGGGCATCCAGTTGCCAGCGGGCGCGGCTGTAGCCGTTGCCCCTGGTGACGGTCAGCTTCTTGTCCATGGCGAAGGGCACAACCTGGCCGTTCTCGTCGATGCACAGCGGCTTGGCCTTCACCACCGGGATATCGCCGTAGGCGTTGCTGGTGTCGGTCGGAGGCTTGCGGAAGATCAGCAGGTACTCGGGCATGCCGACGCCCATCTTCGTGCCGTCTTTGCATTGCTCGGTCCAACTGAGGCGGTACGTCTGGGCGTTCTCGCGCACCACGTCGGTGACGATGGTCTTCATGCCCATGTAACCCCAGCCGTGCTTGGTGAAGTGCTCGACCACCTTCATGTGGAAGGGGTAAACGGTCTGGAAGCCCAGGCCGGTCATGCCACCTGGCACGATGCGGTCCTTCACGTGGATCAGGGCCAGGCGCCCGGGCACGGTGGCGCGCAGCATTTCGGGCGTCAGGTAGTCCATCTGCTCGAAGAAATGTTCGTTGCTGTCGGTGTGGCCGAAGTCGGCGTAGTTGGGCGAGTACTCGTATTGGGTGCTGAAGGGGATGCTGGTAACGGTCAGGTGAATGCTGTTGTCGGCCAGGCGGCGAGCCTCGTCGACGCAATCGTTGTTGACGATGCGATAGTTCTGGCCAGTGACCTCGACGCGCTCGACGCCCATGGCGCGGGTGAGCTGCTGAGCCATGGCGGCCACGGACAGGCCGTATTTCTTGATGATCTCGGTCATGCGCTGAACCATGGTGTTGTGCTGCTGCCACTTCCTTTCCAACTGGCGGCGAATGTCGCGCTCGGCCTCGGTGTAGATCAGGT